TTACTGCTTACACTGTAAGAACGCCGCAAACTCCGCTCCCCAGAAGCTCATCCGTATTTCACACAGCGAACCGTGCAACATCCAGATGATGAGGATTGCCGTCACGCAGAACGTGATGGCCGTAAGCGATTTTTGCGACATAGCACTTGCTCCTTTTCCGGAGAGGCGCTAACCTTTCACTTGTCAAGGTAATGCGGTTAGGGCCTCGGTTAAACAGAGATGTTTTCCGGGGCCTTTCCACATCTGGCCTTCGGGTATTCCCTCCGACCATCAGCCGAAAGGCACCCGCGCGTAATCTATCGCTTTTTTGTTACTCCGGCAATTCTGCCTGTTAATTCTGAGGTAAAGGCAAGCTCATCTGATTGTTTCCCCTGTGTGAAGCTGGCAGCTCATGCCACGGGATACCTTCTGAAGAGTGGATGCCGGAGGCGTGTTTCGATGTGAATTTATGGAAAGCTTCCAGTGTTGAGAAGCATACGCCGCATTCCAGGTTGTTACACTGGTAATACTTTTGCCGCACGGTGTTTGAATCATTTTCCGGACGACTGGTGCGGATACGGGCAGATGCGCCACAAAGCGGACAACGGAACATAGCGACCTCCCTTAACGTAGTGCTGTCGCTAGTTTAGGCTGAACTTGCTCAGACTCCAACTGATAGTTCGTTTTGTTTACTGATGCCGTAGAAAGGTCTCTTAGCAAGAATAACCCCAGTTTAACACTGGGGTTGCTTGCAACAGAGCGTCAATTTTTAAGAGCACTGATACAGAAAAATTGCATGACATTTTTCTTTATTGATTTAAATAAGCTAAACATTGTGACAGGTTCAAAGCTAGTTAACTCGATGAATTCCTCTCTCATTTGAGAAAGTAACAGCTGACGTACTGATTCAATTTCTGCTGTTTGTTTTCTCAAATATCTTGAGAAAACAAGTAGTTCATCAGCTGTTTTGTTTTGGCCATTTATAAACGTAACAGGTTGCCCTGGCTTAGATATGAGAAAAAATTGGTTAATTTTATCAAGTAATGGTGGAATTATTTTTTTCCATTCAGCCCATTCTTTTTCACGATGAAACTCCAGACTGTGCTGACATGTTCTTAGTTGCTGTCTATCAATCGCCCAGACCTCACTCTCATCGAGGCAATCTTTCCATTTGCTAATTACATTAATGTCAAATTTTTTGTTCGGTAGATAATTATCTTTGGCGTGCGCTTCCAGTATAGAGGCAAGAGTACCTGTATATTGCATCAAATTGGTAGATGCTCGGTTTACTAGCTCTGATATTCGATCTAGTTGAGTTGTTCTAATCTCAAGTGCTTTCTTTTTACGTTCATTTCGTAAAGCAAAATATGCAGCAAGGCAGACTGCAGCAACTGTGGCTGCTGGTGCGATAAAAATTTGCATATTCATAACATGGATCCTTTGACATGGCATTTATGGGGGCTATTTCAGCAGTAATCATTTGTGTGTAAATTTGTTTGCTACAAATTAACATATTCTAATGTAAGGCTCTTCTGATTTTGACACCGGGTAGGCTGTCAGATTGGTTATGATTCTTGCTGTAAGCGCGTTAGCAAATGTCAGGGCTAATGCATCTAAGTTGTTTACTCTGTTTCTGCTATCCATTCCGGGATTTTGGCTTCAAGCTCAAGCTGCGTGGTAAAGCCACTGTTATCAATGGTGTGCTCGGCTTTTGCAATAATCCAGTCCTGATTATCAATTTCGCTTTTAAATCCTGTTACCGTGCCATGCATTTCGGGGTAGAGTTCTGCGCGTCCACGTGCCAGTGTGATGGAGAACGCTGCGGCTCCGCGTTGTAGCTGCTGCCACTTTGCCGCCGCTGCGCGTCTTGCTGCCTGCTCGTTCTGATAAGTCTTGCGTAACACAAACACATTGCCTTCTGCGCCTTCCATATAATCACCTTCACGGCTGCTGCTTTTCTCCTTTTTGGGTTTTGGCGGTTTGCGGCGTTTCACGCTGACTTTTTTCTTTTTCCCGTAATTAAGATCAAGCCAGTAAGCGCGTACCCCCGTATACGCTTCGCGGTCAGCAATGCGGAACTGATGGCGATCGCCACTGCTGCGCGTGATGGCGAACGAGGGCAACGGCTGGCCCTGTGCGTTCACGCCACCGCCTGGCATGATGAATAACAGATTACCGCTTTTTACCGTGGTGATTGCGCCCAGCATTTCCGCCATGCGCGTAAGGAAGGACATGTCGCTTTCTTCGGTCTGGTCGGCGTGGTCGATTTCGATATCCATCAGCATTTCGCTGATTTGTGGTTTCAGACCATACCGATGAGCGATGGCGGATACCACACGCTCGAGGGTCACATCATGCCAGGACACCTCACGTTTAACGTTAAATTCATCCCGAAAATCTGCGCTTCTGGCTGAAACAGTCAGCCTGTCCGGCGGTCCTTCGTGAGCGATTTCATCAACAATGTAAGTGCCTTTTTCTGTCAGCGGTTCTCCTTTCCAGCCAATGAGAACCGTCAGGCGCGCGCCCCGTGGCGGTAGCTGCAACTGACCATCCGCATCATCCAGCGTGATGGTGAGCTGGTCCGCCTCAAATCCCCGGTTGTCGGTCAGTGACAGGCTCATCAGGCGCTCTGCCACGCCTGACAGCGTTTTACCCTCCGCAAGAATATCAAAATCCGGCATTTTCACGGGGTCTGTGCCCTGACTGAGCAATTGCATGGTGGTATCGGTCATCTTTCCCTCCCTGTGCGCCATGGTCGCATGTGCGTGCGGAGGGGGTTACTGCTTTTTGTTGTCGCCGTGGTGGGAGAACGGCGCAGGGGTGAGATTACGCGCGTGGTGGGTGATGATTGTTGCCGAATCATTTAACGGATACAAGGGGCTGAAGCTATGAGTGAAACTCGTTTTCATGGTGCCCGTGTCACGGAAAGTACCGACCTGGTAACAGCGATTAATGATGTTGATTCCAGCGTTATCGGTATCGTGGCAACGGCGGATGATGCGGACGCGAAGCTGTTCCCGCTGAACAAGCCCACACTGCTGACCCGCGTCAATGACGTGCTGGGAAAATGCGGAACAACGGGGACGCTTTATCGTGCGCTTAAGGCCATCGCAGACCAGGTGAGCACAAAGGTGATCGTCGTTCGCGTGGCTGAACACAAAGAAGAAGACGGAAAGACGCAGGATCAACTGGTTATCGGTGGTTCTGAGGATGACGGCAGCTATACGGGGATGTATGCGCTGCTTGTTGCAGAGCAGGATGAAAGCATCGGATACCGTCCGCGTATTCTGGCCGCGCCGGAGCTGGACACGGAGGCGGTAACAAAATCCCTGTGCGTGATTGCGGGTAAACTGCGCGCGTTTGTGTATGCCACATGTCATGGTTGTAACACGATGGCTGAGGCGATTGCCTACCGCCAGAAATTCAACGAACGTGAGGTGATGCTCTTATGGCCTGACTTCATCGCCTACAACCCGAAAAGTGGCAAAAACGAAACGTTCCCCGCGCCTGCCTATGCGTGCGGCCTTCGTGCGTACATTGACCATGAGCAGGGCTGGCACAAATCATTGTCCAACGTTCCGGTTAAAAATGTGCTGGGGATGTCGAGGCATGTGTTCTGGTCGTTGCAGGCCGAAGACAGCGATGCCAACAGCCTCAACAACAAAGAAATCACGACCATTATTCGTCGCAACGGGTTCCGCTTCTGGGGCAACCGCACACCGGAAACGAACGCCTACATCTTTGAGGTGTATACCCGAACCGCACAGGTGCTGGCTGATTCAATTGCGGAAGCGCAGTTTGAAACCATCGACAGTCCACTGACGCCTGCGAACGTGAAGGATGTTATCAGTGCCATCAGGGCAAAACTGGATTCACTGGTTACTGCCGGGAAACTGATTGGCGCGGAGTGCTGGTATGACGTGGTGGATAACAGCACCACGGATTTACGTCAGGGGCGTGTGCGTATTCGCTACAAATATACGCCCGTTCCGCCACTGGAAGACATGGAGCTTTACCAGACGTTTACTGATGAATTCTTTGGTCCCGCATTTGCGGTGCTGGGAGGTGCCTGATGGCTGTACCAAAACATCTTCGCTTTTTTACGCTGTTTGTGGATGGTGAAAACGAAGTGGGTAAGGTGACGTCCGTCACTCTGCCTAAGCTGACGCGCAAAACCGACAGCTACCGGGGTGGTGGCATGATGGGTGCGGTAAGTATTGATCTCGGTCTGGACGACTCCGCGCTTGATGCGAGCTTTGTCATGGGGGGCGCAGTTCGTGAGCTGTTCCTTAAGTATGGCGGCACGATTGACGGCACGCTGCTGCGTTTTGCGGGTGAATACTACACCGATGCAGAAAGCGACCTGTATGAAGTCGAAATGCGCGGACGTGTGACGGAAATTGATATGGGGGAAGCCAAACAGGGCGAAGCCACATCACACACTTACGCCATTAAAAACACCTACTACAAGCTGAGTGTTAACGATCGCCCGTTGTGGGAGATTGACCTGCTGAACTTCATCTACCGGAAGGACGGCAAGGACATTGTGCCTGACCGTATCCGTTCCGCGCTTGGGCTTGGCTGATAAGTAATATGCAGGCGGCGCAGTGCGTCGCCTCTGACTGAAAGGAGTTTCCTGATGAAAGAGACGAAAAACATCGATACCGAAAACACGGTAGTTACTGACACTGTGAAAGAAACCAGTGAGCGTGGCGTAAAACTTACCCAACCAATTGAGCGAGGTGGCGAAAAAATCACGTATGTGGAGATCACCGGGGCTATTGAGCAGGCTGGATCTCTGCGAGATTTGTCGCTGTCTGATGTGCTGAATCTGAAAGCGGAATCCATGTTTACGCTGCTGTCACGCGTGACATCACCGCGACTGGATGAAGTGACGATCAAAAAAATGGCATCCCGTGACTTTATTCAGTTATGTGTGGTTGCCGTAAATTTTTTGAGCGGTGCGGACTCTGGCGGGAAGAACGAACAGGCGACGGAAGCCTGATCACGGTTGTGTGCTTTGAGCACATAGAAGACTTTGTGGCGGATATTGCCGCCATTTTTAACTGGTCGCCCGCCGAAATCTTCATGATGACGCCCGGCGAAGTGGTTAGCTGGCGTGAGCGGGCGGCACTTCGCAGCGGGAATGCAGACAATGAAGACTCTTGATATCCGGGTCGCTTTCAGCGCCGTTGACAGGCTGACCCGGCCTGCCGAAAACGCCCGCCGCCTGATGGGGCAGTTTGGTGACTCCATCCAGCGAACGCAGGGGGCGATCAAAAATCTCGAGCGTCAGGCGCGATCATTTGAGCGCGCCCGTGACGCTGTCAGTAAAGCGGATGCGGGCATCGTGAAAGCACGACGCCAGCTTAACGCCCTTAATCAGTTACAACGCACGGGTACAGTGCTCAGCGAAAAACAACAAAAGCTGATGCAGCAGTTAAGCACCCGGCTTGAACGCCTGAATGAATCGCGCACACGGGAAATTCAGAAAATGCGGGAGCTTGGCGGAGAGCTGAAACGCCACGGCATTTCCCTGACAGGCAGCGATAACACCATCCAGCAGGCCATCAGACGCACCGAACAGTACAACAACCAGCTTGAACGCGAACGGCAGGCGCTTGCGCGTGTAACACGGGCGCGTGAGCGGTATTCGCGCGCGCAGGAAACAGCGGGAAAACTGAAAACAGGTGGTGCGCTGGCAATTGGTGCGGCAGCGGCGGGCGGCTATGCTGCCGGGCGTTTTTTGCAGCCTGCGATCGGGTTCGGCAAAGAGATGTCCCGCGTTCAGGCACTGACGCGAATCGACCAGAACAGCCCGCAGTTTAAGGCGCTGCGTGAGCAGGCGTTAAAACTTGGCTCTGAAACGCAGTTCACCGCAGGCGATGCCGCCAGTGGACAGGCATTTCTTGCAATGGCTGGCTTTACACCACAGGCCATTCAGGCTGCGCTCCCTGGCGTACTGAGCATGGCAACGGCTGGCGGTATGGACCTCGGTGAGACGGCGGATATTGGCTCAAATATTCTGACGCAGTTCGGTCTTTCTGCTGACCAGATGGACCGGGTCGGCGACACACTCACCGCAGCGTTTACCCGTACCAACACTGACCTTCGCGCACTGGGTGAAACCATGAAATATGCAGGTCCGGTGGCGGGTAAGCTGGGAATATCGCTGGAGCAGGCCGCAGCGATGGCGGGCGTGCTGGCGAATATGGGTATCAGGGGGAGTGATGCTGGTACGGCAATGCGTGCCAGCCTGGCTCGTCTGGCATCACCGCCAAAGGCGGCAGCAGAGGCGCTGAAAGAGCTTGGCGTGTCTGTCTCGGATGCCGGGGGCAAAATGCGCCCGATGGAGGATGTGCTGGCTGACCTTTATAAAGCTACCCGCAAATACGGGGAAGTTGACCGGGTATCGTTCTTTAAGGACATTGCCGGAGAAGAGGCTTTCACATCATTTATGGCCCTCGTTGATGCGGCAGGTGACGGCTCCTTACCCAAACTGAGAAAAGAACTTGAAGGCGCGCGCGGTGAGGCTGAACGCACGGCAAAGGTTATGGCCAACAACCTTGACGGCGATCTGAAATCACTCAGCAGTGCATGGGAAGGGTTGCGCATCCGCATTGCAGATCTGATTGACGGTCCGCTGCGTTCTGTCACGCAGTGGCTCACGCGTGTGGTATCAAAGGTGACGGCGCTGGCGCAGGCCCATCCCGCACTGACGCGCCAGCTACTGATTGCAGGCGGTGCACTGCTGGCAATGACTGCAACGGTTGGCTCGTTGTCGCTGGCTATTGGTGTGCTTGCTGGCCCGCTGGCAAAACTGCGTCTTGGTTTTTCCCTCCTGACCGGATCAATGAATGCTGTCAGGGTTCTGCCAGCACTATGGGGAATGGTGACGGGTTCCGTTTCTTTACTGGGAGGCGCTATCGGGGCGTTGTTCAGTCCGGTTGGTCTTATCGTGGCTGCGCTTGCCGGAGCTGCCGTTCTTATCTGGAAATACTGGGATCCCATCAGGGCATTTTTTGCCTGGGTGTTCAGCGGGATTATGGAAAGGCTGACCCCGTTGCGCGAAACCTTTGAACGGTTTGGTCCTGTTTTTGACGCAATCGGGAGTGGGATCAGCCAGGTGTTTAACTGGTTTAAATCGCTGCTGTCACCGATGGAGTCCAGCAAGGAAACTCTGGATAAATGTACCAGTGCTGGCGAGATATTCGGTAACGTTCTTGGCGGTGCGTTACAACTTGTTCTGACACCTGCAAAAATGTTGCTGGATACGCTGGCGTGGATACTTGAAAAGCTTGGTGTGCTTCCGGATGAAGCGGAAAGGGCGCGCAAGAAAATCGAAGACGCACAGCGTGCGGCCATTCTTCAGGACAAGGTTGCCTTGCTTCAGGGGGACCTGGCGAAAATCAATCCGCCGAAGCCTGTGGAAAATGGCAATGGCACCGGAGGTGATAACCCCAAAGACAATAAACCGCTCACAGACAGCAATACCGGTACGCTGCGCAGACTCAGCAAAATTGCTGATAACACAGGTAAGCTGGTTGAGGAGACGAAAAAACGCATTGGCCCCGGCGATATTGTCTTTAAAAACCTGCCCCGAGCACTTGCTGTTCGTGGGGAGTGGCAGGAGCGGAAGATTGCGCAGGTCAGTAAGCCTGCCCCCGCAATTAATATCACACCCGTGGTCCCGGCTCCGCTGCCTCCGGCGCTGGTCCCTGTTGTTGCGGCCAGCTCCCGCCCGGTGGCGGAGGCTATACGATCTCCAGTGGCATCAGTTCCTGTAACTTCCCGTAACCGGGAGCCTGTTGCCTCCGGATTTGGTGGTGAAATTCATGTTCATCTGCATAACGTTGTTACGCAGAATCCCCGCGAACTGGCGAAACTGGTCGGTGAAATGGTCAGGGCAGAAATGGAACGGCGCGCCCGTGCCGGGCGTGGCAGTTTTTACGATAAAGATTGAGGAGTCATGGCCATGATGATGATCTACGGCATGTTTGTTTTTGAGCTGCGCACGCTGCCGCATCAGCAGTTACAGCAAAACAAAAGCTGGCGGCATGTGAAAAATGAACGCGTTAACCGTTCAGCAAGCTGGCAGTATATCGGTGCAGGTGATGATCGCATCGTTCTTTCTGGTGTGCTTTATCCTGAAATTACAGGTGGCGAAGTGTCGCTGTCGCTGCTGACCACGCAGGCGTATACAGGACGACCCTGGCCTTTGATTGATGGTGTCGGGCAGATTTACGGCATGTATGTCCTGACCGGAACGAATACGACCCGCTCCGAGTTTGATCGCTACGGTAAGGCGAAAAAGATAGAATTTTCACTGACTCTTGAACGCTGTGATGAGGATTTGCGGGAGCGCCTGCAATCCTCATCGTTCAGTGATATGCTGTCCGGCTTCAAAGATAAGGTCACATCATCCCTTAACAGCGCGGCCAGCTCCGTTAACGGGCTGTTTTGATTAACGCAAAACCGCTAATGGTCAGATTAGCGGTTTTCATTTTCCTGAGTCTGCCTGGTTGTTTCTTCAGCCTGTATATCGCCTACAGGGTGATAACGATAAATCGTCGATATGCCGATGTCGTAAATGATCGCCAGTTGTTTCCTGTCATGACCGTTTTTAATCAGCCTCGCTATTTGTTCGTGTTGTTCTTTTGTCAACTTCGGGCGACGTCCGCCAATGCGTCCTTGTGCGCGTGCTGCTGCCAGCCCGGCCAGTGTACGCTCTACAATTAATTCATGTTCCATTTCGGCTAAAGCTCCCATGACGTGAAAAAAGAAACGCCCCATGGGTGTTGATTGATGCGCCGCGCGATAAACGTACCTATTTCCGTGAGATAAATTACATCGCCGCGGCATTTCAATATCAGAAAAAGAATTACAAATCAGCTTGAGTTTGAAGTTCCTCTACAGGGTGATAACGATAAATCGTCGATATACCGATATCGTAAATAATTGCCAACTGTTTCCTGCTATAGCCATTTTTGATCAGCCTTGCTATTTGTTCATGTTGCTCTTTTGTCAGTTTCGGACGACGTCCACCAATACGCCCCTGTGCACGTGCTGCTTCAAGTCCGGCCAGTGTTCGTTCAACTATTAATTCACGCTCCATTTCCGCTAAAGCCCCCATGACGTGAAAAAAGAAACGTCCCATGGGTGTTGACGTATCAATGCTGTCTGTAAGACTACGGAAGTTAACCCCTTTTTCCCGCAGTTCCTCAATAAGAGTGATGAGGTGTTTCATGCTTCTGCCCAGCCTGTCCAGCTTCCAGACAACGAGCGTATCTCCTTCTGATAACGTTCTGAGCAGCTTTTTCAATCCCGGTCGGGCTGACTTTGTTCCGCTGATTTTATCCTCAAAAATCAGTTCACATCCTGCGCAGTTCAGTGCGTTTCGTTGTAAATCTGTATTCTGGTCATTTGTTGACACACGAATGTAGCCAATTTGCATGAAAAATATCCTCTTTGTTTTGTTAAAAATACATAGCTGGTATAGGTGGGAGTTAAGACGAAAACGTTGGTTTGGGGGAAGGCTCAGCGCTGCCCGTTGGTGTGCCCGTTCCGTGGCCCTCAGCCACACCGCCAGCAGGGTGGCTGAAATGTAACGGCGCAGCATTTTCTTCTGAAATGTACCCCAATCTGGCAAAGGCTTATCCTACAAATAAATTACCGGATTTACGGGGTGAGTTTATTCGCGGCTGGGATGACGGGCGGGGAATTGATTCAGGACGCACTCTACTTTCGTTACAGGGCGATATGTTTAAATCGCACAGTCATTACTTCCGTGAAATATGGGGTGCAAATGGACCAGATGGAACTGGTGGACCGTACATTGTCGGGGCGGATACAAACGGTTCGAGAATAAATTTAGGCACTATAGAAACCAGTGCACCTGGTGGTTCAGAAACCCGTCCCCGTAACATTGCATTTAATTACATCGTAAGAGCGGCATAGAAACGTTGGTTTGGGGGAAGGCTCGGCGCTGCCCGTTGGTGTGCCTGTTCCGTGGCCCTCAGCCACACCACCAACGGGCTGGCTGAAATGTAACGGTGCAGCATTTTCTTCTGAAATGTATCCCAAACTGGCAAAAGCTTACCCCACCAATAAATTACCGGATTTACGGGGTGAATTTATTCGTGGCTGGGATGATGGGCGGGGAATTGATAATAGACGCAACCTACTGTCTGCACAGTCTGACACTATTCAGAATATAGTTGGCACTTTTGGACGAACTCAGCTTTTTAAAGATGCTTTAAATTCAGGGCCATTTAGTCAAACTGACTCTATATTATCAGTAGGCTTGCAACCAACTGAGAATATTGAAGGATATGGCGCCTCTGTATGGACATTCGACGCCTCTCGCTCAGTTCGCACAGCATCTGAAACACGTCCTCGTAACATTGCGTTTAATTACATCGTAAGGGCGGCATAGAAACGTTGGTTTGGGGGAAGGCTCTGCACTACCTGTTGGTGTGCCTGTTCCATGGCCGTCAGCCACACCGCCAACAGGGTGGCTGAAATGTAACGGTGCAGCATTTTCTTCTGAAATGTACCCCAATCTGGCAAAGGCTTACCCCACGAATAAATTACCGGATTTACGGGGCGAATTTATCCGTGGCTGGGATGACGGACGAGGTATTGATGCAGGACGAGAGATACTTTCATTTCAGGAAGGCACTATCGTCTCCGGTTTTGATGATAATGATACTGGGGATATCAGTTCACTTAGCTCAACACAATACGGATTTGGTGACACTCTAACCTCTAATCAATGGGGGGCCATAAATGGCAAAAAGTGGATATTTGATGCATCCAGTAAAGGTGCACAAAAATATGACTGGCGGGCTTATGTATCAGCTCGTCCGCGTAATATTGCATTTAATTACATCGTAAGAGCGGCATAGAAACGTTGGTTTGGGGGAAGGCTCTGCACTACCCGTTGGTGTGCCTGTTCCGTGGCCCTCAGCCACACCGCCAACAGGGTGGCTGAAATGTAACGGCGCAGCATTTTCTTCTGAAATGTACCCCAAACTGGCAAAGGCTTACCCCACCAATAAATTACCGGATTTACGGGGTGAGTTTATTCGTGGCTGGGATGATGGGCGGGGAATTGATTCAGGGCGTTCCTTGCTTAATGCACAATCACATTCGGTTATAGATCATATTCATTATATGGAGTTATGGACTGGTGAAGGGCTTGCCGCAAACAACACCCGTGCAGGAACAAACCCTGGTATACTGGCTACATACGGTGATGGCGGGATTGTTAAAACAGATGAGTCAGGTGTAAAAGTTCCATCTTCACTACGTGCTATTGGCACTCGTGGTGTTTATAGATTAGGTGCCAACGGAGGGAATACAGGAACGGAAAACCGCCCCCGTAATATTGCGTTTAACTATATTGTAAGGGCTACTTAATGAATAATGCTGCTGCAGTACTTGATCAGAATGGTATCGCTATAACTGCAGGCGATATTACCGTTTATAACTACGATGCTGAAAACCGTGAATATCTCTCTGCCACTGTTGAGTATCTCGCTTATGGTGTTGGAATTCCGGCTCACTCATGCATTGACGCGCCACCAGAAAAACGCCCCGGCTTCGCTGTCTGTCGTGATACCGACCAGAACATCTGGAAATATGTTCCAGACCACAGAGGCGAAACGGTTTACAGCACAGAGAATGGTAACGCTGTGCAAATCACACAACCGGGAGATTACCCTCCTGATACGACGGTGAAACAGCCAGCTACTATCTATGATGTCTGGGATGGTGAGATTTGGGTGACAGATACGAGACGACAGCACGCAGCAGAACTGGAAGCTGCCGGAGCGCATCGTCAGCAACTTGAGGAACAGGCAATGGCATCTGTTGAGCTTATTAATCTCAAACTACGAGCCGGACGCCGATTGACGCCCCAGGAGACGGAAAAACTAAACGCCGTGCTTGATTTCATAGATACGCTTAATGCGACTGACATCAGCACTGCACCGGATATCAACTGGCCGGAAATGCCTCTGGCAGCAGCCAGTTGAGTATAATTAAGCCGCCCTCACGATATAGTTAAATGCGATATTGCGGGGGCGAGTTTCACTACCACCAGTGTTACCAATACTCCCTCGTGAATGAAGTGTCGGTGATGGGATCAGACTCCCGCCTGTACTTGTGGCATCAAGTCCCCGTCCTTGTGTATATGTTTTTTTGAAAATTGTGGCCAACTCCCATTCATCCTTTGTGTCATACCCATCGTTAGCTACAACAATATGGCGGTGTTTTTCCAGCATCCCAGTTTGAAAGCTTAATAAAGCACGTCCTGCATCAATCCCTCGCCCGTCATCCCAGCCACGAATAAACTCGCCCCGTAAATCCGGTAATTTATTGGTGGGGTAAGCCTTTGCCAGTTTGGGGTACATTTCAGAAGAAAATGCTGCACCGTTACATTTCAGCCACCCTGTTGGCGGTGTGGCTGAGGGCCACGGAACAGGCACACCAACGGGTAGTGCAGAGCCTTCCCCCAAACCAAGGTATGCGAGAAGACCAGCTACATCCTTTCCACTCAAATTGGTAAGCGTATTGTCCAGCGGTTGTTTACCTGCCAGCGCACTAAGCATTGTCGTGGCAAAGTTCGGATCATTCCCCAGTGCCGCAGCCAGTTCGTTCAGCGTGTTCAGTGCATCAGGTGACGAATCTACAAGTGCGGCAATCGCGGCCATAACGAAAGCCGTGCTTGCGATCTGGGTACTATTAGTCCCCTGTGGCGCTGTTGGTGTTGTTGGCATTCCGGTCAGTGCCGGGCTGTTTAATGGTGCTTTCTTGCTCGTTTCATCCATTACCGCCTTAACAGCTTTTGGTGTCGCTGCCAGCGTTTCAGACGTGCTGTTCGTGGCGCTACTGAGCTGAACAATCCCTTTTTGTGTTGTGGTGGCGTTCTGGGCGGTATATTTCCCGTCAGCCAGGTCATATGCAGCCTTAACTGCTTTCGGTGTTGCGGCCAGTGTTTCTGATTCACTGTTAATTGCACTGCTTAACTGAGTAAAACCTTTTGCGGTCAGCGAGGCGTCCGGGTGACGTCGTGACTGTTCGTGCTCTGAGATTTTATCATCCACATATTTGCGGGTTGCCAGAACCACCGACGGGTCGATTTTCAGCGTGATGGCTTCGGTATTCGTGACAACCAGAATCATGCGGATAGTCTGGGTGCGTCCACTGCCTTCCTGCAACTGCGGTTTGTACGTTTCCGGGCAGTTTGCCACCGCAATGAGTACACCTTCATCATCATAAAGACCAATCTCACGGATCCAGAATCCTCCCTCGTTTTCAGGGATGATTTGCTCCGCAATAATCTGGCTCTGATTGTTAGGGTCAACACTCAGAAGATTCAGCGGTGCAATGCGTTTCTGGTTAATCAGTTTTGTTTGTGCAGGGTCTGGTGTTGGTAACACACCATTTGCATCACCAACGGCCATTTGCGTCAGATTCAGCTTACTGCCGAGCATCGTCGCGTTAGCCAGTCGTGCTGCGCCCTGATTAGTCAGAATGGCGTAGTATTTCACTGTCATGCGTTTACTCTCAGATTATCAATTAAATGAATGGCCGGGGCAGGGAAATAATCCCCTTCGACAATAATGGACTCCGGGGTGTAGGGATAAACCGTCAGGGCATCGCCGTGATAGCATCCCGTACCAACGAAAATCTTTCCGTTCACACTCAGGCTGATCGCCAGCCCCGTCAGATGGCGACTTACTGGTTTTGCATCCGCAATAAGGCGCTCAAGTTCCTGATACATTTCATCGGTGATGCCCTGATCAAGTACTCCGACAACAATGCGAAATGTTCCTGGCTCCTCGTTGAGTTGCCACCACTCCTTTACTTCAATCAGGTAGCCGAGAGGCTCCACGGCTCTTCGCAGTGCGCTGATGGTCCCTTTGTGTCGGTGTATCAGCCATGCATCACGAATTACCTGTCGCTTTGTCTCTTCCGGCCAGTTGCGATCCCAGCGGTCAACGGAAAACGCCCAGGCGAAATAAGGCAGCAGATGCACCGGGCAGGTGTCCGGCGACCACAGCGTGTTGAGGTCTACCGGGATGTCTGTAATGCGCGTTCCGACAGCTTCGGCATAACGCATGAAATTGCTGGCTGATGGCGGTAACAGTGAATTACTCATTACGCCCACCTTCGCTGATGGTGAATGACTCACAGCGCGCCGCCTGTATGTCACTGATGGCCATATTCTGTGTGGGTTCGATTATCTCCACGCGTTGCACGCCGTGTACATGAAGTGCGGCAGCAATGGCGGACAACGCCACGTCCTGACCGATAAGCCCCTGTTCAGCCAGCCACTTCCTGAATGACGATTCCGCCGCGGCCAGAATAGGTTCGGATTCCGGACCGGGGTAAAAGTACAGTTTTGCATTCAGCCGCCATGTCACGATGCTGGCGCTCTGTACGGTCAGGCGGTCGGCCACCGGGCGGGTATCCTCTGCATTCAGAACGGCGCGAACGGTATTAAGCAACGCCTCCGTTGCTGTGCCGTCGCCCTCAGTGGACAGTATGGAAACCGTCACGTTGGCCGGAGACGGGCTGATGGCTCGCGCGTCGCGTACCAGACCGCTGGCGCTGCGTGCAAAATACTCGTATGCGCCTGACGGGCCAGCAACACTCAGACCGTCATACGCCCGTTGCGCCCGCAGTCTCAGCGAGGTGTCGCTTTCCATCACCGCGTCGGTGGTATCCGTTGCCGGAGTGATAACCAGGCGCTTTGTGTTCATATTACCCGCGAGGTTGTCCAGGTCTGTCCCGGCGCTGTGGCTTAACATGCAGGCGCGTGCACCCTCATTGACCCGCTGGCGTAACAGCATTTCACGAAACGCTGTTGTCTGGGCGATAACGTTCAGAGGTTCCGATTCCAGCTCCAGCGCAGCGGAGACGGCTTCACGCTGTTCGGCGGGATAAGCCGCAATCATCATGGCCTTTGTGTCAGCCAGAATTGCCTCAAAGTCAGGCTCCGCGATGATGGCGGGTTCCGGTAACTGGGAAAGGTCAACGGCGGGCATGATTTACTCCCTCAGCGTGATGGTTAATTCAACATTCTGCATGGTCTGCATGACAGTGCCCGACAGCGTCACCCCGGCGCGGCCTCCCGCTTTCCAGACAACATCGATGGCGTCCAGGGCAATGCGGGGTTCCCATCGTGTCAGCGCAATCACGGCAGCACTCATGCATTGCAGACGCGTGGTGTTATTCATGGGTTCGTCAATCAAATCAGGCACAAGGCTGCCATATTCCCGTCGCATAACCCGGCTTGCCAGCGGGGTGGTCAGGATGTCCCTGACTGACTGTTTCAGGTGCTCCATATCGTTCAGGTTTCCCGTCCCGTCCGGGTTCATTCCTGTGTAGCGGGTTGTCACTGCGGGCCTCCTGTCGAATCGCTGCCACCTTTAACGCCACCGTGCTTATGCGTATGCACTGTGATGCCGTTTGAGGTGAAGTCGCCGCCGCTGTGCGTGATATTGCCGCTCATCTTTCCCCCTTTTGTGACGTCAAGCGTCGCCGTTCTCAGAAGGTTTGTGCATTCCACGACAGGCGTGTCCAGTTTCACGCTGACGGATGCCTGTAAAGTGGCCGTTTTCATGCCGCTGGCGCTCAGTGCGCCTGCGTCCGCGTCGTAGCGGAACACCGCGCCGTCCGGCGCGCTGATCACGATTTCTTTCAGGCTTTTGCCGGGGGCCGGACTGGCATCACTCCACAGGCTGCCAATTATCATGGCGGTTTCCGGGTTGCCGCCAATGCAGGCAATTACCACCTGTTCGCCTGGTGATGGCGGCAGCCACACATTGAAGGCTCCCGCGCGCGTGGTGTTCCAGCGCAGCCAGCCTGTTTCCAGTTCGCCGCTGCGAACGCGCACGCGCCAGGACTTCTCATCAACTTCAGAGATGATCCCGGTGCGGATGATATTGCTCAGCAGTCGCATGAGTTCTGCGCTCACCGTACAGCCTCCGCAATCCGGCCCAGCACCGTGTTATAAATCAGGCGCTCATCTGCCTGGCTGATACCCAGCAGCTCACGTACCGGGTAATCGGTGAAAATGCCCGGCGCAACCTGATCGCGCTCACCGAACTGATGAACGCGGGCAATACGTGCGGCCACGCCGCTGTAACCCACCGTCACACCGGAAGCATCTGCACGGGCTTTCAGGTAGCGGGCGGTGCGCAGTTTTACGAACATGGGGACGCGCTTTGTGCTGTCCTGGTTGATGCGCCGGGTGCGTATTTCCAGAAAACGGTCGATGTCATCCCGGTAAAACGTGCGGATATTGTTTTTATCCTCATCCCACCCGGTAATGGTTCGCCCGTATTTCCCCGTGTCGTGACGCCAGTTTTTCAGCGTGCGTGCTTCGTTATTCCAGATAAAGCGAATGCGTTCCTGTATCCGGGTTACGCGGCGTCTGCGTGGTGTCCACGCGGTCCCGTCCGGCGCTTTCTGTGACCGGATACGCGCCTGCTGGGCGCGGCGTAAATCCTGTGCCAGCTTTCTGGCGATGTTATTGATGGCCTGCTGATTCAGGCTGTCGCGGATGGCCTCAAAGGTTTCATCCACGCGGGTGAATGCCTTATCCATCGCTTTCACCCCACGTCACATCCTGGAATACATGCGACCAGTCGCCTTCGGAAGATGGCAGGCGGGGTTTTGGCTCCGGCAGGTGTTCTGCCTGCGGTGTGCCCTGACTGCTGCGCGTGATGCGAACGCGTTCCCGCAGGGGGAGCGTAAACAGGAGATCGGCGCTGTCATCGTCATTGATAACGGCGGAGAATTTGATGTCCTGATTACGCTCCGGATTGAGCAACAACTGTGGCTGATTTTCGGATAACCACGCCAGCAGCGGCAGCGTGAGGTCGTCCAGCTCCCCGGCGTAATCCATGACAAACATCACCATCTGATAGAGGTAAACAAACGATGGGGTTTCTCCGGTCGTTTCAATGTTGCCGCTCTCCACGAAAATGGTGAATTTTTCCGGGTTGGCCTGACACCATCGGCATGAACGGGTCATGGCTTCACGCAGGGAATCAGTTTTCAGCATGGTTGTTATCCTCGTTGTTCAGTCGTTGCAGCCTGCGCTGTTCCAGTAATTCAATGGCCCGTTTATCCGCGTTACAGGTTTCCAGTGCATCCAGAAGGCGGTCGCCCCATATACCGAGATTTCCCCATGTGGGAGTGTCAGGGAAGGGGGGAGGCGTTACCGGTATGGTCAGCGTCTGCGGTATAAGCCGGACTGACGGCGCTGGCCGTGGCGCGTTCTGCGTGCCTGCGCAGCCTGTCAGTAAAACGAGCGTCAGGCAAAGCGTGGGCGCATTCATCTTTTGCAATATCGTTGCGTAGCTGTTCACGTCTTACCTCTCCGTCCTGATTGCGTTGCTGATTTTCCACGCGGAGTTGCGCCAGCACCTGCTGCATATCCTGTACCCCGGCGCTGATGATATTCAGGGTGTCGGCGGTACTTTTCAGGGTGCTGGCCTGCGCTTCGTTTCTGGCGTTCTCCCGGCCCAGCGACCACGACAGACGCATGGATGTTCCCCATCCGGCAATCAGAAGGAAAGCGATGCCAAGCGTGGGCCAGAGCTTCATGCCGGATAGGCTCCGTGTGGTAACTGAAAATGCGGTCCGTCTTTCAGGGTCTTCCAGTCGCCGCCCCATTCCACCGGAATATTCAGTTCCCGGCTGGCCTGTCTGAATGCGGTTGCGATTTTTTCGTACAGCGGCCATTCCCATGACACCTGGCTGCCGATATAAGCCACAACATCCACGGCATGACCCGTAAGGTGGCGGCTGTTCATGGTCTGGCTCTTACCCGTGGCCACCAGTTGCTTCTGGCGGTAACGGCTGCGCAACCCTTCGGTGATACCAAAATCCACTTCCGAGATTTCCAGTGCCCGCCGGGTCACTTTCACCAGATCAGGATTTACGCCCTGCAAATTATTTTCGCTCCGGCTGCTGAATTTAAATGTGTTGCTCATTCGTCCTTCTCCTTCACCCTGCGATTAAAGGCCGCAATAACCTTGTCGCGTGCTTTCTCTGCCCCCATAAAACCGATTGATGCGCCGATAAACGTCACAGCATCTTCAGGAAACCCGAAGAAGCGCAACGACCCGGCCACGGCCATGGCAAGAACGCCGCACGCCAGCGATCCCGTTACGGTCTGAACCAGTGTTCGTCCGTCATAAAGACTCATCAGCGCGGAAATGCTGACTGCCGCGCCTACTGCATACACCGTTGGCAGGTGGTCAAAGAGCCACGCAATAACCTGCTCTGTGATCCCTGTTTGAATGGTGCTCACTGCTACTCCCCCCACAACTGAATCATTTCTCGTTTCTTCTTCTCCGGCTCCGGCATCTCCACGTCCTGCCCGGCGTCCAGAAATACCTGCTGACAGAGTCCGGGGTTGGCATCCAGCACCTTTTCGGTGACGCCCTGCGTCGTGCCGTAGTACCGGAAACAGAGCGAATCCACGGTGTCGCCTTCCAGTGCCTTCACTTTCATCAGCACAACTCCGCAAAGATTCGCGGGCGGCACAGAATGTCAGAGATGGCCCAGCTCACATCACGCCACAAATCCGATGTCTGTATATCCAGAGCGTCCGCCCGGCGGTCGCCCTTGTCCGTTGTGTCTGCATCACGATAACGCTCCAGAATCAGGGCGCGCGTGGCGGTATAAACAGCATTGCGCCAGTGCCAGAGATTGACGCTTTCTCCGTTAATTACGGGTGCCGGAACATCGGCCAGCGTCTGATGGCCAGCTGCCTGCTGTTCCTGCTGCCATGCTTCCAGCTCGCGGGTAACGTGTGCCACAGCCCCGGTGGCAGTATGCAGCAGGCGGGAGGTGGTCACGCGGCCCGGCAGTCGTACCGCCAGACGCAGCTCGCGCAGTACAATATCCGGCCAGAATGCACCCGCTGAAATGCGGGTATCGCCATCATCGGTATCGGTGATGTCGTCCTCTGCGGGTCTGGGTTCAGTTCTGGCAACCATAGTCATGGGGTTCACTCCTGAAAAAAATCGGGCGGTGGGTGCGCGGTGTAAACGGTCACGGAGTCAAACCGGAACACCGCGCACGCCGCCCGCTGACGGGGTCAGTCGTTAACCGCGCTTCGCCTTCTGCGTCGCGGTGGTTTTTCGTGTTGCAGGCTTCCGCGTTGTCTTTTTACTTTTGCTGCTTTCGTCCTGCGCCTGCTGTGCGCTGGCGTCTTCTGGTTCGGCTGCGGAATCGGCTTTTTTCAGGGCGCGGGAAAGGGTTGCAATCTCGCGTTTCACACCTGCGTTCGGGTTCAGGTGCATCGCTTCGCGCAGCAGCTTCAGTGATAAGGCCATGTTGTCTGCATCGGTCAGACCACGACGGGCAAAGGCGCACGCCTTGCATAATTTGGCGCGTACTTCGTCCGGCATGTCCTGGTCGGTGACAATCTTCCGGAGGGTGTCCAGTGGTTCGATAAAGGCGGACAAATCCGCGTCGGCATCCGCCCCGGCCTGCGTCAGTACCGGGTTGCAGATTTCTTCGGTCAGCACTGTGGCAGCAGTACGGCCAAAGTTATCCGGCATAATGAGGTTATGACGGACCACATACGCACCAATACGCAACGCCAGCGGAAGATCGCCGCAGTCAATCGCCCACACCATCAGCGTGGCAATCACTTCATCCTGCTGCCCGCCGTCAGCCTCCAGCGTTCCCTCAATCCAGCCGGAAAAATCCGGCAACAACTCTTTTTTGATGGCGGCTTTCGCGCTTCTGGCCTGTACGCCCTTAAGCCGGGCCTGTGCCAGACGCAGACGATACAGCACCTCTTCATGCGCGGTACGCGCGGCGTGGTCCACGCCTTCATTCGCCCGGCCTGCGCGCTGTGCCATCACGTTCTGCCAGTGTTGCTGTGCAGGAGTAATCATTTTTTCTCTCCGTTACAGGCGGGCATGATGCCCGCCGTGAGTTGATTAGCTGTCGGCGAACTTCAGGCCAGTAACCATCGCGCACTTGCCATAGTCTTCAACGACATAAGCGTCATTGATGGACTGGTAGGTGGCGATGCGGTTGTATTCCGGCTCGTCTTTCATCAGGCGACGCATTGAACCTTTCTGCCAGTAAATCGACAGGTTGTTGAACGAGGTGATCAGCATCGCTGCATCCGGGAAGAACGGCGCAAGGAACACGCCCAGCCCGCCAATGGTGCGCGATGACAGGATGAGCTGCCCGGCGAGTAATTCCGCATTGGGATTCTGGCCGCTGATGCTGTTCAGCACGGGCAGACGCAGCGAGTTAAACAGGTTGCGCCCCATAATCACCACGAGGTCGTCAGCTTCCTTGTGCCATTCATCCAGCAGGGATGAACGCGCGTCCTGTACCAGTGCATCAGCGTTCGCATACTTACCCGCGTGCGCCACGGTGTTGTCCATGTTGCGGGAGGTCAGCGTCACGTCATTCATAACGCGTTCGCTGGCGTCGGTTCTGATGTGCTCCAGCCAGCCCACGTTAACGTCCTGAAGCAGCTTGTTGGTGCTGAAGTTGGACTCATCCGCGTGAGACGTGCCGTTGAAACCGATCATGATGCGGTCAAGCGCCACCTGTCGGGCAATCTGTGCGCTGATGCGGGACTGAAAATCAGGGTGTGCCGACCAGGCATCAAGCTGCGGATACGAAATAAACGTGTCGTAGTTCACCTGTTCGCACTGGTATTTGCGGTTTTTCAGATCAACCACGTTATTCGGGTTACGGCGTTTTGTGCCGTCATAACTGGTATTCGTGCGCGCAATCGGCCCGGTGGTATCCGGGAGGATTTTTTCGCCTTTCTGGTCGGTCACGCCGATCACGTTAATTCTTTTCGTAAATTCGGTACTTTCCTTTGAGGCGTTTTCAAAACGCTGCTGCACCGCGGGTTCCACGGTAAATCGCGATACCAGTGCAGATACCGGGATATTGTTAAGCGACGCCTGCTGCGCCATATAGCAACCCAGCTTGTTGCGGGTAATATCTGACATCACCAGATTCATAAAAAATTTGCTCCTTTGTCTTATCAGAAGTCAGCCAACTGGTCGGAGGCTGCGCCCGTTGCGGGGAAGCGGTTCTGCGGATCGCCGTCCTGCGTGCGCAGTTTTTCCTTCAGTGCTGCCAGCTCTGTGGTCAGTGACGTGATTTTCTGGCGGTCCTGCTGATGGCGGGTTTCCAGCACATTAAAACGGTCGATAATGTCGGCCTGTGACGTTGCGACGCCTTCCACCGCTTCCTGAATACGGGAAAAACTGGCGTCATCCGCTTTGCGGCCACGGCCAATAATCCCCATTACGCGGTTAAACCACTGGGTGCCTTCTTCCTGGCGTTGTTCTGCCATTTCGATGATTTCAGACTCGATGGCTTCGGAGATAAGCGGTGCTTCACCCTGGATACTGTTGAACGTCATCACCGCCTGACGCTGCTGTGCCGTGAATTTCAGGCGCTCAGTGCCCAGGCTTGCCGGGGTGTCGGTCATCGCCAGCCCGACCAGATAGGCGCGCCCGTTAACGGAGAACTGCGGGTGCAGTTCGATACTGGAATAGATTTTCTTGCCGTCAGCGACAAGCTGCTTCATGCGTTCGGTCGGTTCGATTTCTGCATACAGCGCAGTACGTCCGGCCAGCGGACCTTCCGTAATGTCTTCTGTACTCAGCGCGGTGACATCGCCCATTGCGGAAAATTCGCTTGACGGGCATGGCGAGAGATAGTGCTCAACGTTCACGCGGGCAGCGTAAACATCCGGGTTGAAGTTCTCGGCGGCTTCACGCAGATGCACCGGACTGATTTCACGGCCATCAACAGTTGATCCGGAGACAGCCACGCGAAACTTTTTGCGGGATGTCTTTTTTTCATTAGCCATAGTTTTTGCCCCTCTGACTGGTTCTTCAGTCATGATGGCAAAGCGTAACAGGCTGATACAAAGGGCTTTTGTTGTAAGAAAACGGCCAGAACAGAGGGTTAAGGAGAACAGTTTCGCGCGCGGGTAATCTTCCTGTAATTACTCAGGGGGAGCAATGATTCAGGACGCTTTTGTGCGCCAGCGTGCGCGGCAACTTTACTGGCAGGGTTATCCGCCCGCAGAAATATCACGTCTGATGGGAATAAACCCGAACACGATTTATGCGTGGAAAAAACGTGACCAGTGGGATGAAACGCCACCCGTGCAGCGTGTCACGCAGTCCATCGATGCGCGCCTCATCCAGCTTACTGAAAAACAGAATAAAACAGGCGGTGACTTTAAGGAAATAGACCTGCTGACCCGGCAGCTTAAAAAGCTGCATGATGGCCAGCCGGATGTGATGGCCGCAGGAAAGAAAGGCCGGGCGAAAAAACTCAAAAATCATTTCACGCCGGAACAGATTGCCGCACTGCGGGAAAAAATCATCAGCAGGCTGGAGTGGCATCAGCGGGGCTGGTTTGACTCCCTGACCCTTTGCAGGGAAGCCGGGATACGTAACAGGATGATCCTGAAATCCCGACAGATTGGGGCGACCTGGTATTTTGCACAGGAAGCACTGCTGATGGCGCTGCGTGACGATGTGGCGCAACCTTACCAGCGTAACCAGATTTTTTTGTCTGCGTCGCGTCGTCAGGCGTTCCAGTTTAAAAGCATTATTCAGAAGGCCGCGGCTGAAGTTGATGTGGAGCTGAAAGGGGGCGATAAAATCATCCTCTCCAACGGCGCAGAGCTGCATTTTCTCGGCACTTCTGCTGCGTCGGCACAGTCCTATACGGGCAATTTTTATTTTGATGAATTTTTCTGGGTCAGTCGCTTTGCTGAACTGCGCAAGGTGGCTGGCGCTATGGCAACCCTCAGCGGACTGCGGCGCACCTACTTCTCCACGCCATCCACCGAAACGCACGAGGCATACGCCTACTGGAACGGCGACCGCTGGAACGAGAAAAAGGCCTCGCATAAACGCCAGCGTTTTTCTGTGGACTGGAAAACGCTGCATAACGGGCTTATCTGCCCTGACCGGACGTGGCGGCAAATTGTCACGCTGGAAGATGTGGTTAATCACGGCTGGAAACACACCGATATCGACGAAATTCGTGATGAAAACACCGAAGACGAGTTCCTCAATCTCTATATGTGTGAGTTTGTCCGCGAAGGGGAATCGGCATTTAACCTGAATATCCTGATTGGCTGCGGCGTTGACGGATACGACGACTGGAAAGACTGGAAACCTTTTGCTCCCCGCCCGATGGGGAATCGTCCGGTATGGATTGGGTATGACGCAAACGGCAGCAGTGGCAACGGCGACAGCGGCGCTGTGTCCGTGGTGGTTCCTCCGTTTGTTCCTGGTGGCCGTTTTCGAACGGTGGAGACGCGACGCGTTCAGGGGCTGGAGTTTGAAGAACAGGCCAGAGTCATTGAAGAGTTCACGTGTCGCTACAACGTGGAACACATCGGCATTGATGTGACGGGCGGGAACGGGGAGGCTGTTTATCAGATAGTGAAACGGTTTTTCCCTGCCGCTATTCCGTACACCTTCACGCTGTCATCAAAACGGTCGCTGGTACTGAAAATGCTGCAAATAATGCGTGCCGGGCGGTGGGAATACGATCGCGCCGAACGCGAGCTGGTCGCGGCCTTTAACGCCGTGCGTAAGGTGAAAACACCGGGCGGCTTTATCACTTACGAAACGGACCGAGCGAGGGGGATCAGCCACGGCGACCTTGCGTGGGCAACCATGCTTGCTGTCATTAACGAACCGATTGGCGGCGAAGGAGAAAACGAGCGTTTCACGGTTATGGAGTTCTGATGAGCAGAAAAAATAAAAAAGTGCGCATGAGTTCACGCATTGATCTCGCTGATGCGCTCAGGAAAGAATCATCGCTCAGTGCATTCACATTTGATGGTCCTTATCGCCTGACCGGGCATGACCTGCTGGACAATATGTACTGTGCTGATAACGGGCGGTGGTATGAAACCCCGGTGGACTGGTACGGTCTGGCAAGAGCTGCCCGGCAAACGTCCTGGCATCAGTCTGCGCTTTACTTTAAGCGCAATGTATTGCTCGGTTGCTACATCCCGCACCCGCTGCTTTCCCGGCAGGATTTCTCGGCGCTGGCGCTGGACTGTTTTGTGTTCGGTAACGCATTCCTTGAGCTTCGAAGCAATATGCTCGGCGAACCGCTTAAATTACGGCACGCCCTGGCGAAATACATGCGACGCGGAAGCGATCTTGAATCATGGTGGTATGTGCAGGATGGCAAGGATGCGTTTCAGTTTCGCCCAGGCAAAGTGTGTCACCTGATGAATCCTGACATTAACCAGGAAATCTACGGCATGCCGGAATATCTCGGCGCATTACTCTCGGCCAGCCTGTCTCATTCGGCGGACATGTTCAGAAAACTGTATTACGACAACGGATCCCACGCCGGGTGCATCATCTACATCGGTGCAGCGCAGGTAAACCGCGAAAGCATGGACTCCCTGAAAGAAACGCTACAGGGTGCGCGTGGTGGTGGTGCGTTTAAAAACGTGCTCATTCATGCGCCCAACGGGGGCAAAGAGGGGGTGCAAATTTTGCCGTTCCAGCAGATCACCGCAAAGGATGAGTTCATGAATGTTAAGGCGGCATCCCGTGATGATGTGCTGGCTGCGCACCGCGTTCCGCCGCAACTGATGGGGGCGATGCCGGGTGAAAAAAGTGCGTTTGGTGATGTGGAGAAGGCCGCGCGGGTTTACGCAATTAACGAGCTGATGCCCGTCATGGAGGCCATGAAGCACATCAATGACTGGCTTGGCGAAGAGGTGATCCGCTTTAACCCTTACGCACTGTTAGACATCCAGCCCACATCCTGACGCGCTTCGCTTGTCTGCTGCTTCGCCGGGGCATAAAAAATTTATGCCCCGACTCTCCAGCTCCTGTATCAGTCAGATAATTTCACGACGCCTTCCAGTTTATCGCCACCATCGACGGTCAGACTCTTACGCAATCCCACCGCGTTGACTGCATGTTCTCGCCGCCTCAGTGCGATTTTGACGGCCTTACCTTTCACCCCATCAAATCAGAATCCCTCACGTATTTTTCACGCTCAGCGTGAGAAATACGGCCATTCTGTCGTGTCGCTGCGACATCGTTAAGGGAACGCTATTTACCCCCTGAAACGCGGGCTGTTCCCCCGTCACCTGCGCGCAGAAAAAGCGCGTTTTTTTGTGCGCGCACGGATCCTTGACGGATCCAGCCGCCATGCGGGCCGGAAGGGTAAAAAGTCGTTCAAAAAAATTGTGCAAATTTGTGCACTTTTGTGCAAACAAAAAGCGCCCCTGAGGCGCTTTAGTGTTTTATAGGTTGTGTATATTGGCTGGGTCCTTATCCTGCTGTGCTTTCAACTGATGAGGGGAACAAAATCTTTTCATCAAACCCTGCATTCATATCATGGACAGCAACACACCAATCCATTGACGAACGATTATCAAGAGCCTCCATGATTTCATCCATGCGGCGTAGGTCATACAGGTAAATGTTTTTATCGCC